TCACGACGCAACATAGACAGCAGTATCAACACGACAGCGACGAGCGGGACTATGAAGTAAAGGCGAACAAGCCACATCAGCGGTTGTCGCCGTCCCCGCCAAGAACCCCACGGGTGTCACGGTCACCGAGTTTGTCTAGATTCATCACAGCCACATCGGAGAGGGTGGCGTTCAGTTCCATTGCGACCATTGCGACATACCACAACACATCACCCACCTCGGAGAGCAGTTGTGTGCGCCGTTCGGGTGTGATGATGCCGTCATCGTCACGGAGAGCCTTTTTCAGTTTGCCAGCCACTTCACCAGCCTCGGAAGCCATGCCTAGCACCGTGTAGGTGAGGGCGGTCTCTTTCGGGTACACAGCAGTCGTGGACGCAAACATTTGGTAGTCGTCAATGTTCATGGGCGAGAGCCTATCACTCTCCGACCCACTTCCATGTACCGTCCTGATTGAGAATCATGTTCGCAGGTGCGACACATTCAGAGACATTGACGGGTGCGTTATTCGCCTCCCATTTAGCGGGTGCGGTAATGGTGATGTCGCATGAGGGACGGTCATCGTCAGTAGCCTCAATAGCCACGATGAACGCTCCCATTGCAAGACCGCCCCATACGAGGGTACGGACAGCGGTGCGGATTGTGTAATAAACGGGTGGGTGTGTTTTCTTCATAAGGTACATACTACAAGAGGGGTGTACCAATGTCAAGGATTATCGGTAGTTCACCTCAAAGCCCAACTCAGTCAGCCCGTTAGCCAACTCAGAACGAAGGTCGTCCTCATCAACGCCCTCAATGTCGTAAGGCAACTCCAAAGCACGATAGAGCGACATCGGGTAGCGAGCCTCCCGAACCACGCCAGCACCATTGTGCGCCATTGGTTTGTAATACTCCACCTTGCGGGGAGGCACACAGCGGTACGGGACTACCACGAACAAGATGCCGTCCTCCTGCACATGCGTGAACGACAAACATTCCTTCACGAAGTCCGTTGTGGGGGAGGCAAACAGTTGAGCCATGTCCTTCCCCTGACTTTCTTCTAGATTTGTAGAACAATAGCCCTCGGCAACCATCGTAAAAGCAGTCGCACCCCAACCCTGACGCAAAACACACGCAGCCTGAACCACCAAACCGTAACGCTCCTCTTGGTCGCCCATCAGCGACTGGGACAACTGAGCCACAGCGACCAGTTGAGAGTCCCGCCACACCATCAAACTGAAAGACATGTCCTCACCGATGCCCTCCTGCTGCACAATCATTGACTTGGCAATCTTCGCACTCTCAACAGCAAGGGCAACCTTGTCAAGGCTCTCGGGGTAGTCGTTCATGGGGTGGAAGCATAACCTAAAAAAATAGCCAAAAAGTACAACATGGTGTGTATCCGACATACTAATGTTTTCCACATGAGCAACGAAAAGAAAAAGCCAGCAAAGAAAGCCCCCGCAAAGAAGGCAGTCGCTAAAAAGACTGCACCTGCGAAAAAGGCACCAGCAAAGAAAGCACCTGCGAAAAAGCAAGTTGCAAAGAGCGCACCAAACGGTCCTGTGCCAAACAAGAAGGCACCAGTAAAGCGTCAAACACCAGTCGTAAATGTCGTCACCCGTCAAGCGACGAGCGCAACACCAACCGACATCGTCGTCAATGTCGTGACCGACGGGACTGTGGAGAACACAACAACAACCATCGGTGGTTCAGTCGTGCGTGCAAACGATGTGCAAACCCCGTCGCTTCGCAAGCGAATGCTTCGTTGGTTCAGCAAAAAGTAACTAAAAGTCTGCGTGCTGTTCCAAAAAGTCAATCAACTTTTCGGCAGTAGTTTCGCCAGCAACACCAGCATCTGACCGCATCCAACGCAAAAAGTCGTACCAACGGCGTTGCTGTTCGGGTGAATCAAACACGAGTGAATACTGAACAACGGCTTTCGTTGAGCCACTCACACCAGCAGATGTAGAACCCTGCGTCACGAGCGATGCTGTGTCCGCCGACTTCGGAGCCTCCAAACGCACCTCGCCCTCGGAGTCCCGCGTTACCACAATCGGCGCAGGTTCTTCACGCTTTGGCGGAGCAACAGGTTCGGGTTCGTCAATCATCTGAATGATTGGTTGTTCGTACACCCCTGGAGTTGCAAGAGCCTGTGTTTCCGTGGACAAATCCAACATCGCCAACTCAAACTCGTCCCACTCCAAGTCCTCCAACAGGTCGCCGTAATCGTCAATGATTTGACCAAGCGCATCAGCGAGCAGAGAGTCATCGGTGTGTCCCAACTCGTTTGTACGGTTGTCGGCAATGGCGAACGCAAGCGCACGGGCGTCATCAACTTCCATTGGAACAACAGCAATCTGTGTCCAACCAAGTCGTTTAGCAGCCTGAAACTGGTGGTTGCCAGCAATCACGGTGGAAGTGCCGTCCTCGTTCGGGCGCACAACAATCGGCTTCACCTGACCAAACTCGTCGTAAGAAGCGCAGATGGCATCAATGTTTCCGATGCGGGGGTTGCCATCAAGGGTGCGAAGCGTGTCTAACGGGACTGCCAAGTGCGTGATTGATTCATGAATCTTGTGTGTCATTACATCTGTCCAATCTGTGTACGGACATTGGCGTTCAGGGTTCGCAACGCATCAATGCTTGTTCGCAGAGAGATTAGTTTCTCTCGCTTCGCCTTCACGAGTGCTTCAGAGATTTTGTAGTCATACGACTCATCTGATAGTTTGTAGTCAGCCCACGCTTCTCGCTCACGGATAGACCCCTTCGCAGAGAGATACTCCTTTGCCCAGTTGGATTTGTAAAGGGCTTCTTTTTTGGCTGAGTCTTCGGCAAGTTTCTCAAACGCTTCGGTTTCCTCTTCCAAGAGTTCCATCAGACGCATGATTTCCTGCTCAACCTCAACCTGAGAGATTGGCTTAGTTCTTGTGTTCACGGCTACCTTTCTAGCGCAGACCAGTCCACTTTGTCAAGTGCGGAAAGTTGTTCCTTTGTCCATGCGTATTGCGAAACACCCATCTTCGTCAGGGCCATCTGTTCCAACACCCACGCATCGCATTCATCGTTCCCGCCAGCACCAGCGAACACGAGTCCCGTCTTTGCGGAAATCGCAGAAATCACTTCGCCTTTGGATGCGTTTCCACGCCCAGTCGCAAACTTCGCACGGGATGTCGGTGGGACCTCAATGTACGGTATTCCTAAATCGTGGAGAAGCAGTCGGACAACGCCACCGAGTTCGCCAATGCTGTGCGCTTGCGAGTTGCGTGACGCAAATGAGTAGCCCTCTATGACGGCGCACTCAACTTGACTTTCCTGACAAATCTGAGTAAACTGTTGGCGTAAGTCGGACAACCGCTGAACACCTTTATGTTTAGAGGAAACCACTCTCGTAGTACCGTCAATGGAAACACCTGACGATGTAAGCGACAAGTCAAGACCGATGATACGCATCACTCACCCCAAGCGTGTTTGGCTAAACCTAAATCAAAAGCCAACTGCGGGTAGTTGCCGATACGGCGATGGCAATCACGACAAACACACATCAGGTTGTCCTCATCCAAAATGGAACCGCCCTGAGACCTGCGAACAAGTTCATGCACATCAACAGAGCGTTTGCGAACATAGGTAACAACCTCGTCATGTTCGGCAAAAACAGGACACGCCTCGCAAAAAGGGCGTTCGCTGAGAAGTTTCTCAACAAGCGGACGACGAAGTTTGTACTCCGCCTCCTTCTTCTTAGACCGATGCCTCACTTGTGGTTCTTACCACGGGGCTTCCGATTATCAAAAACTTCTTGGTATCCGCACTGAAGACAGGTGGTTGCCCACGGGTAAAACCGCTTCATGTTGCTCGGATGTGGGCAGTCAAGAACTTCTTTGGCAACGCTGTTCACCGCATCACGAATCAACTCAGCCATTGATACACCTCTGCGTTCAGCCGCATCTTTCCAACGGGCATGGTCCTCGTCTGTCGCACGGATAAGAACTTGCTTACCAGCAACATCGCCGTCCTTCGCACCAGTCTTGGACTTGCGGGTTGGCTTGATTGACTCCGCAACAGCATCCATCGCTACCTCAAGATTGTCGCTAATCATTTCTTCTTCGCTCATTGTTCCTCAACTACTTCCGCATCTACTATGTCAGACTCTACACGAGATGGCTCCAACTGGGGCGTAGTCCCGAGAAGTTGATTGATGGTCTCTGGCGGCAGCACACCAGAGTTACCCATGATTTCCAGCAACTTCTTCACTTCTTCTTCGGGGTCAAACGCATTAGCCGCAATCGCCTTGTTGTTTGCGCCAGCCAAAGTTGCACGAATCGGCTCATCGCTCATGCCGACATCCATCTGCACATTGATGTTGGTTTGCTCCATGCCAAGCAGTTTGCTTCGCCTGTCCATGATGCTCAAAGCCGTCTGCACAGCCTTCATGTCGGGTTCCATTGTTACTTCGGTTCCATCGTCCATACGCACCTTACGGTGTTGCGTGAGAGGCCAGATTGACTGTTGCAAAGCGTCAAGTCTTTCCAGTTCCATACGCAAAACTTCAGGGTAAGCGAGGAGTGCTTCTGAGTTCAGGCGTTGGAGTTGGCGACGCACTGCGGTTCCGACGGCTGATGTCGTCATGCCGAAACGACGGGCAATCTCGTTCATCGGGACTCCCGCTTGACGCATCTTGAAGATTCGCAAGTCTCGGTCCGCCAGAAACTCTCGTGTCAATCCTTGGTTTGAGTTGCTCATTCGTCTACCTTCATAAACTCCAAGACCTCAAACGGAAATACTTTTCCTCTCCGCATCTTTGTTGGGAACTTTCGTCTATCTCGTGCGCCACGAAAATGCGACACATTGTAGACAAATCCCTCAGTTGCGGTGGGGTCTGGTGTCAATGATAGACCGAACTCAGGCCAGCGAGACCAAACTGCTGAACCAAAAGGACGCAAATCTCGTGAACCCATTGACGAGCCGAGTGGTGCGTGATGCTCCAGCCACATCGCACAGCCGTAAGCGTCCCGCAACCCGTCCAGATACTTCGCAACCTCAATCGCAATGGACTCAGATGTTCGTCCACCTGGGTCAAGGAACGCTTTGTACAAAGGTCCCATCACAAGCAATTGCGGTTTCGCTTCCTCAATCGCTTTCTCCAGCACAGCACGGTCAGACTGTTTCAGCAAATCTAAACCAGATGGCTTACACAGCAGTTCGGCAAGGTTGCGTTGCGAATGACCAAGAGTGCGAGACGCATTCATGATGTTGCGTGATGTACGGCGAATGATGCGTTCAGGGTTTTCCAAGTCCACCGTCAATGTGCGAATCGGTTCCATCTTTGACATGGTGAACGGGTTGATGCCAGCAGAGGCGCAAATCGCCACCTGCCTCGCAAGCATTGTCTTACCAACACCTTCGGCTGCGACAACGATAACACGCTCTTGTTTCTCAAGAACTCCTGGAATCACCCAGTCGTATGAGTCGTCATCTTCTTCCAACAAGAAATCTTCCCAATGGACGAGTCGTCCGTAATCAACTTCGGCTCCACGAGAGAATGTGTTGAGCAAGATGCCAGCACGGGCCAAGCGGGACTCTTCGCTGATGTCGTCACGGCGGAGAAGAACTTCCAATCCGCTGAGTAACTCCTCCATCTGGTCTGGCTCGTCGTCTTGTTGAGCAGGTTCATCAACCTCAAAAGGAATCAAGTTCTTCACAGACTTGCCATCTTCGTACAAATCTGTAATGTCTTTGTAGCCTTCGGGTGGAATACCTATCTTTACTTTACACCCTGCCTGTCGCAAGGTTTCCGCTACATCAAGTGCATGCTTCTGACCAACTTCATCGTTGTCGGAAATCAGAAAGATGTTTGCGCCAGCCACCGCCTCGGTGTGAATCTCCAACCAAGTTCCAGCACCATTCGGCATCGTTGTTGCTTCGTAACCAGCCTCCACCAAAGTGTCAGCATCTTTTTCGCCCTCAACAACCCAGATTGACTTGCCGTTCGCAATCGCATTCACAACCTGAGGCAGTCGGTAAAGCACGCGCGGGACTTCGCCAAGTTGGTATGTCCAGCCACCTTCGCCGTCGGGTTTGCGTTGGCGGAAAGTCTTCTTCCCATTTTCATCAACGAATCTTTGCTTCTGGAACAGCAACTCGCCAAGTTCGTCTCGGTAATCGTATGTTGCGACAAGTGCGAGGTTTTTGTTTAGTTTTTCCGCTTTCACAGGAACTTTTACCTCAACTTCGTCTTTGTCAGGAAATAAATCATTAGCAGTTATGCCCATCGCTTTGCAAATCTCATCAAGAGAACACGGGTTGCCTCGGTGACAGGTCGCAAGAACACGACCATCACGACCTTCGCCAATGCTCAGCGAGGGGTTCATGTCGTCAGCACGGCATGGGCATCGGGCGTACCAGTTAGTCCCGCTCTGCTTTACTCCCTGTAACTTTCCAAGAAAGTTGGCGACAACGGGCGAAGCAGAAGAACTCACGGACAAACCTTACCGTGTTCCACCCATGCTGACCAAGTTGCTGGCATTTGCTCTCGGAACAAAACCTCAATCATCTCTGCGTATTGACGGATTTCGTATTGCGCATTCTCGTCTGTGCGTAAAGAAAGGAAGTTCATCAATGCTCGTGCATTCACAGTCCAGTAAAACTGCGTGTACATAGACATCGGCAAAACCATTCGGGCTACTTCTTTAGCAACTCCAAGTTCTAAAAGCAACAAATACGCCTGATAAGACGCTTTGTTCATGCCATCAATCGTTGCAACAGCCTGCTCAGCAATAACCGCATCAACAGACTCAAAGGTGTATGCACCAGGCTTCCCGACCTGGGTGCGAATCTCTGCCGACATCGGCGTATGAAACTCGTTCGGGACTTCTGAGTAGCG